AGCCTCCGTCGCCTCCGGCTTGAGAGCCATCAGCCCCGCCTCCGCCACCGCCATAAATATCAGAACCGGAGGCCGGGGGATTTCCCGCGTTTCCGCCCCCGCCCGCCCCACCCGTCCCATCCGCGTTGGATCCGACCCCCCCACCCCCACCCCCATAAGTTGTGCTCGTTGCGCCGATGTGACCCCACGAGTAGGTCGTTCCGTCTCCCCCGCCTCCTCCAACTTGACTGGACCCGGCCGCTCCGTTTTGACCTGATGATCCGCCGCCTCCTCCGCCGCCTGCCGCCTTCGTCCCCGTACCGCCGCCGCCGTCACCTCCCTGTGACCCCGTCCCTCCGCTATCCGCGCCCCCGCCACCCGCTCCTCCAGAGGCCCCAGTCCTCGTCGACGCCCGCTGACTTCCTCCTCCTCCGCCACCAACGGCAGTTGCCGTACTCCCGAATACACTATCTGAACCGTTTGATCCAAGAGCCGAAGTGCTTGAAGAACCAGCTCCACCATCTCCAACAGTCACTGTATACGTTCCGGCGGCCAATGTAACTCCGGTGTCGTCAAACAAAATTCCACCGCCCCCACCACCTCCAGCATTAGTTTTAGCCCCCGAAGTTCCTCCTCCACCTCCACCTGCTACCGCCAAATACCTCACATCTGGTCTGGTAATAGGTCCCACGTCGTAAAGTCCAAATGTGCTACTTCCGACCGTGGTAAAAACATTGTATAGATTTCCAGTTTCGTATATGATTTTGTCACCGCCGTAGACTGGGGCGTATGGTAATTTATTGAGCCAAATTTGCGTGCCTTGTATGGTTGAACTGGCTTCATAAGCCGGATCTCCAGTGGTTCTGTTTGCTGCGATAGTACCGTATACTTGTCCAGTTCCAGAACTATTAGTGTCAGCAATTTGTGAAGGATTTCCGGAAGCGGGTGCATTTGCCGAATCTCTTAATATGCCGTCAACGAACAGGGTATTGACGCTACTATCCAAAACACTGAAACCCACCACAACCACTCTGCTTGTCGTGTTAGACCACGTAGCCGGAATAGGCCACGAGAGTTCTACGGTGCCTCCGACAACACTGCCGTCCCCACACGATGCGTAAAGTGTTCCAGACCACGTGTATATAATTGATCCATCGCCACTACCACCCAAATCAACTAGTATACCATCGTCGGCATCGCTGAGACCAACAACCATGCGCACGGTCGCGGATTTGTTTCCAGATATCTCAGTTATGGCTGACACACCCGTGACACTCCTGTCGGTGGCCGTCTTTCCCACGAGATCATCCCGGTCGCGGTTATAAAATTCACTCATGCTTATGTTGGTCGTGTTGTAGTTGATTGAAATGTTGGAATATGGCTTTATGGACCTCCCTCCGGTAGTCGATAAACCATATTCTGTAGCGATGTCACCAAAACTTATGGGTCCAGAACTAGGTAGAACCATGTTTCTCTAATATTCTATCAACCTTTTTATCCAGTTCCTTGATCGCTTCCACCACCAGCCCCATGAGATTCCCGTAGGCCAGTGAATAGTTCGTCTCCTCCGATCCCTTGACCACCTCGGGGAGCACATCCAATACATCCTGAGCCAAGAGACCCGCCGAGCGATTCCCGTGGAGCGTGTAGGTGTAGCCCGTGAGCCTCTTGATCTTGTCCAATGCACTCTCGATCACGAGCAAATCTTCCTTGTGCCTTTTGTCCGAAAATGCCGTGATGTCACCCGTCGCGCTTATCGTTCCTGTGACATTAACTGCTGCGGTTGATAATAAACCGCCCACGGTGACGAGATCCGAAGTTGTAGAACCCTGTGTAGTGACTTCCTGTAGTGTGGGTGTTGTTCCTCCGCCACCAGAAACGTTACTGAGAAGACCTCCGTCTCCGAAGAAGAAATTTGTTGCCACCACATTCCCTCCTGAAATAATATTTGCGGTTGCACTTAGGGTTCCATTCACGGTAGAATCTGCCGATGATGTAAGACCGGATGTAGAGAGAATTCCTGTGGATGTTAGGTTGAGACCCTGTACTGTTCCGGTCACCACAACGGAAGTTCCATCGATTGCTCCCAAAGAGGCAGTTGTCCCCTCAATGTCACCCGAAACGGTCAAAGACGCTCCTGTAAGTGAACCTGTTGACAAAATGGTCGCACCCTGTACCTGTCCTGAAACCGTCGCAGATGCTCCTGTAAGTGAACCTGTTGACAAAATGGTCGCTCCTTGAACCTGTCCTGAAACCGTCGCAGACGCTGCTGTTAAATATCCGGACGCCACTAGATTTCCCGTGGCGTTCACATTTCCTGTGGATGAAATAGTTGCTCCCTGTACCTGTCCTGAAACCGTTGCAGACGCTCCTGTAAGTGAACCTGTTGACAAAATAGTTGCTCCCTGTACCTGTCCTGAAACTGTCGCAGACGCTCCCGTAAGCGAACCTGTTGACAAAATGGTCGCTCCCTGTACCTGCCCTGAAACCGTTGCAGACGCTCCTGTAAGTGAACCTGTTGACAAAATGGTCGCTCCCTGTACCTGCCCTGAAACCGTCGCAGACGCTCCCGTAAGCGAACCTGTTGACAAAATGGTCGCTCCTTGAACCTGTCCCGAAACTGTCGCAGACGCTGCTGTTAAATATCCGGACGCCACTAGATTTCCCGTGGCGTTCACATTTCCTGTGGATGAAATAGTTGCTCCCTGTACCTGTCCTGAAACCGTTGCAGACGCTCCCGTAAGTGAACCTGTTGACAAAATGGTCGCTCCCTGTACCTGCCCTGAAACCGTTGCAGACGCTCCCGTAAGTGAACCTGTTGACAAAATGGTCGCTCCTTGAACCTGTCCTGAAACCGTTGCAGACGCTCCCGTAAGCGAACCTGTTGACAAAATAGTTGCTCCCTGTACCTGTCCTGAAACCGTCGCAGACGCTCCCGTAAGTGAACCTGTTGACAAAATGGTCGCACCCTGTACCTGTCCCGAGACGGTAGCAGACGCTGCTGTTAAATATCCGGACGCCACTAGATTTCCCGTGGCGTTCACATTTCCTGTGGATGAAATAGTTGCTCCCTGTACCTGTCCTGAAACCGTTGCAGACGCTCCCGTAAGCGAACCTGTTGACAAAATAGTTGCTCCCTGTACCTGCCCTGAAACTGTCGCAGACGCTCCCGTAAGCGAACCTGTTGACAAAATGGTCGCTCCCTGTACCTGTCCCGAGACGGTAGCAGACGCTGCTGTTAAATAGCCGGACGCCACTAGATTTCCCGTGGCGTTCACATTTCCTGTGGATGAAATAGTTGCTCCCTGTACCTGCCCTGAAACTGTCGCAGATGCTCCTGTAAGTGAACCTGTTGACAAAATGGTCGCTCCCTGTACCTGTCCCGAGACGGTAGCAGACGCTCCCGTAAGCGAACCTGTTGACAAAATGGTCGCTCCCTGTACCTGTCCCGAGACGGTAGCAGACGCTCCCGTAAGCGAACCTGTTGACAAAATGGTCGCTCCCTGTACCTGTCCCGAGACGGTAGCAGACGCTCCCGTAAGCGAACCTGTTGACAAAATGGTCGCTCCTTGAACCTGTCCTGAAACTGTCGCAGATGCTCCCGTAAGCGAACCTGTTGACAAAATGGTCGCTCCTTGAACCTGTCCTGAAACTGTCGCAGATGCTCCCGTAAGCGAACCTGTGGCGACAACATTTCCCGTTGCGTTTACATTTCCCGTGGATGAAATGGTTGCTCCCCGAACCTGTCCCGAGACCGTCAAAGATGGTCCTGTAAGTGAACCTCCGACCGAAAGCGTCCCTGTCGCTGTCAAGTTAGTACCTCGAATTTCTCCGACAACGTCCAATTTCTTATTTGGTGTAGTTGTGCCTATACCTACGTATGCAGATGGGTGACTTCCTTCACCACCAGAAATGAAAAACACACTATCACCTTCATCCTGAAAATCCACGACTGGCTGAAGTCCTGTTTGATTTGCTACAATAGCAGGACCGGTGCCTGCATTTTGAACATTCAGTGCAAATGATTCTGTGCTAGTTGAAGTTATAGTTACAACTCCACCAGAAACACTTAAATTTCCAGTAATAAGAACATCATCTGTTACAGAAAGATTATTTGTGTTAATCGTTCCGTCTACAACGGCATTCCCAGTAATGGATGCATCGCCAACAACGGTCAATTCTGTGACTGTATCTGCCACCAGATTAGATGTCGATATGGTTGCAGCAAAGACAGTTCCTGTGGTCGTCAAACCTGTCGTGGTGATGGTTCCGGTTGCTGGATCGGACTTAAGTTCTTTGTTCGAAGTCAGGTTGAAATTTCCATCACTCAATTGGATGACGCCCTTCTTCCCTGAAGCCGACGCACTTCCTCCCCCCTCTAAGGAGTTATCAATGGAACTCATACTACTAATTAAAGACATAAAAACATATTCAATTAATAACGATGGACCGATTTGATCCCAACGACGAAAAGCATGTTCAGTGGCTCAAGGGTTCTTTTGAAAAGATGGAGTCTTACACTTCACCTGATTCTCAAAAAAACGGCAAGGAGTTTGTCAAGTACGTAAACTCAAATCCATTTGGCTTGTCTGTCACCGCCAGTAACGTCATGGACTGGCCGATGATTCATTCTATGATTGCCACAAAGTATGCAAAGGCTGTGCTTACCGGTCAAGCCTGGCTACCCTAATATCATAGCCAGGAAACTGGTGACCTACCTCTGAAAGGAAATCCTTCATAATTTGAGTCCCCTGGTTTGACATAAAATCAACGTAGATCATTTGTTCCTTGTGATCCACATTGATGGGTATTTCAATACTTCGCATCCCATCAAAGTGGAAGGGGTTCACTGGTACCTCAATCGTAGTTGTCTCAATCATCTTGAATTACATTCTCATGTTAGTTTTAACCCTGTAGCCTTCGAACATCTTCTTGATCTTCTTGACGCATTCATCATGGAGGTCCCCAATGAAGTATCTGGACATCGTGACGATCACCATTTTTTCATCGTCATCCACCTGGGCGTCGAAGTCTACAACCCTGATACCCTCGAACTCCAAGGGCGAAACTTCCATGGCGATCGTCTCGTGTCTCATACTTAAAAATATAATGACTTTTATTTTTAAATATGCTCTACTACAGTTGCTTGTTCAGGAACGTGTCGCCGTACATGTTCAAGAAGCGCACCGAACTGAAAAGACCCACAAAACGGATGATCGAAAAACCACACAAATACGTCCATGACTGGATGGAACACGAAGAGCTATATTCTCGTCTTCACGATCAAAGGGTTCGTGAACAAGAGAACAAACTGGATGCCATGGAGATGTTCTGTAAGGAAGAACCCCATGCTCTAGAATGTAGGATTTATGACGTTTAGTGCTGAGCCAGCGAAAGAGCGAACGGATTATTGTCCAGCTGCTTGACGGCGAGTCCCAGGTTGTTTGTTCTGAAATCTGCATTTCCCTTGTAGGCATTGTTATTCTGCTTCCAAGTGATATCGTAGTTCTGACCGAGATACTGATTCCCAGCACCGCCCTCGATAACGGTCGAAGCGCTATCGCGAGTGTGTGTGGTGGCACCCTGAGCCTGGGTGGCATTCCCGCGGACGTTCATGCGACCACCAGGAGGTGTATAGCCCTTGTTGCCGCGGTCGGCGGGGCGCAGAAGGATGGTGTTCTGGGTGTTCTGGTAGGCTCCCTCGAACGAGTGAATGCCCGGAGCCGCCACGTCGTTGATCCTTGAAGCGAAGTTCGCCTTGTTTCGGGTAGGAGCCTCCTGAAGAGTTCCCGCAGAAACGAACTTCTTGGCCGCACCGAACTCGAGACCGTCCATCCGGGTCGAAGTCTCCGAACGGATCGTGGGTCGCTGAGTCTTCACGTACATCTCGCGTTCACGCTGACCGGTGAGCATGCCACCCTGTCCCTGCGCGCGACCCCTCTCCAATGGACGCTTGCCTTCTGCGCCCAAAAGCTGATAGGTCTTTTGAGGACGGTTCTGAGTAACCGTCAGACGCTCCGAACCCCTAGACACAAAGTCCTTGGCAGGACCCGACCTACCTGGAAGCGTAGTCAAGCGGTACGCGCCGACGTTGTTGGGCATCACGCGGAACTGTTGCTGGTAGCCACCGTAGGCGGGAACGTTGGCCGGGACGCCCAAACCCGGACCGACGAACCTACGCTCGGCGGACGACAGATTGTTCATGCGACTCGAGACATTCTGGCGGTCATACAAGTTATAGACGGGCTGACCAAACGGGAACTGAACATTGGGTGCCGTATCCTGAAGGGTCGCAACGATTTCTTTTTTCTGTTTTGATGTGTCGACATAAGGTCCAGATAGAATATCGGTCACAAGGGTCAAATCCTGACTCGGTGTATTGATATTGTTACCAAAAAACGGCAACTGCTGTGTCTCTCGGTTCGGAACGGGTGCTGGAGTAAAACCTTCTTTGCGATCACTGCTGGCAATTTGACGACCCGCCACAGCAATCCCCAACAAGGCCACAAGACTCAATGGGTCCATATTAAAACTAGAGTAGATTTTAAAAATCACTTGTATCTACGCTCAAAAAGAACGTTCTGGACCTCGGCCCGGCTGCTCGCGGGATCCCATGACCTGGTTCGGAGCGGCACAGAGCACGACATGTCCTTGGAGGGAAAGTCATACTCTCGACCCTGATAACCCTTCTTGAAGAAGGTGGTGGACTGAGGGCGAAGCATGTCCTCGACCAGGATCATAGGACCGGGAGCCCCCTTGCCCGCCATGTAAGGAGCCGTCCCGTAGATGGGCGTCGAGGCACGACCCGCGCCGGCGTAGTTGAGGTTGCTGACCACCGGAGGCGCGATCACATGATCGTAGGCGCAATCCACAGGCAGACTCTCGGCATCCAAAAGGACCTTTGATGTGTTGAGCTGATAAGCCATATTACTATCACCCAATATTTTAAGTACCGCTATTGCGTCCGCCATTTCCACCAAAACTGCCTCTGAGCTGCTGAAGTTCGGGCATCCTGGACTGACCAAACATGGAAGCGTCGTTGGGGTAGCAAGCACTTCCATCGTCCCTGCAGACCTTGTTCACCAACGGGGCGTAGGCGGATCGAAGGAAGGCACTCTGGTCATTGGGGATGGTCGTGGACGGCATGCTGTAAAAGGAACGGAATGCCTGATTGCGGCTCGAATAGACGTCCGCCTGATCCGTGGGGGTTCCCTCATTCAGAAACTTCTTCACCTTGTCCTTGACGGTCGGGTAGTAGCACGCCGCCGGGCGCTTCGGGTTGTCGGTGTAGTCCGAAAGAAGCACGTTGGCCATCGGATTTTCCTTGGTCGGCTGTTCGCATGCCTGTCCTGGGGTGGTTGCGTTGAAGCGTGCGCCCTCATTCTCAAACGAAGCCGGTCGCATGGCTTCCTTGATGCCACCCGCCAGGAACATGGACGCCATCACCATAATAACCGTGAGACCCAGGTAAATAACCCTGATGTCGCGATTAATCACATAAAGGATCGCCATGGTGTAGAGGATGAACCGAGTGGCGGCGTTGAGCCTCTCCACGGGGGTCTGCTTAGCCAAAGGCCAAAAGATCAGCACCTTGTTCTTGGCAAACAAGTGCGATGGATTTCTAAACCACGGTTGTTCCATTCTTATTTATTGACTAGTTAATTTTTTCACTGCGGTGGCTGCTGAAGAATCTTGGTCAGGTTGCCCATCATCGGTCCAAGTGCCTGCATGATCTTGTTCTCGTCAAGACCACCCTGACCGTCACCGAACTCCTTTTCAACCTTGGACGTCATCTCCTCCATAATCTCAGGCTTCATCAGATTTCCGAGCAGACCGGCCAGTGGATTCTCCTGTCCATCCGGTCCCTGGGGTGCAAACATCTGGTTGATCTTCTCCGGCGAAAAGTCCATGTTGGTTTGACGGGACGCCTGAATCTCATCCTCGCCGACGTTGTTTCCGAGGACGTAGAGTCCCTGGACGTATTGCCAGATTGCTGACCGGCTGTTGTCCGAAAGTTCAGACTTCCACATAGACTCGAGGTCGAGCGTCTTCAAAATTCCATAGCTACGTGAAAGTTCCTCGAAGATGCGCTCGTCTTGATTGCGAATGAGATCTTCATGGGGTTTCACATTCTTCATAAACGTTTCCAGGCAGACACCAGGGTCCTTCTTGATCAGCATGCCGACCGTATTCCTGTAGGTCTTCACAATGGTGTTCTCTGGGAACGTGTGAGCCAACTCATCCACAAACTGTAAAAGAAGCTCGTTGAATGTATCTACGCTGGCCATAGTATTATTTAATTAGACTAAAATCTTTAACTACATACCGCGACTAACTTCTGGAAAAGGTGTTTCGTAGATCTCCTCGCGCTGAGAGATTCCGAGATAGACTATCGTGCCCACCAAGATGGCATTCAGAATTGCTGGCTTGATCATGTCGGCATTCCTGGGAGGCGCCTCGCGATTGAGACGTGCCACCAACTGGATATAGGCCATTGTGATGACTGCACCGACCAATGCCGCGACCAAAGGATTTTTAAGCGAATCACTGATCATTATTAAATAAAGCAGATTTTAGTATGTTTAACGGTTCGCACTGGGGTTGATGGAAAAGTCCTCCTCTTCCTCCATCTGTGGCATGGGTGCCCTCTTCATGATCTTGTCGTTGAACGTGAAACTCTTGGTCTCTTCCTGAGACGCCTCGACTGGCTCCTCTGGCATCGGCAACGAAGGTTCCTCGGGTTCTGCGGGCTCCGTGGGTTCCATGGACTCTTCTGATATTTCAGGTTCGTCCTCCACCGGCAACTCACCATCGCCGGGGAACATGTCGGGCTCCGGTTCCATCTCCGGCTCGGGTTCGGGCTCCATGGGTTCGCCATTCATCACATCCACCGCATTCTTGTTCAGGTAGGTCTTCAGGATCTGATTGATCGGGAGCATCTCCTTGACCGTCTCCTCGACCACACCGTCCATTCGCTTGAGAAGATCCTTGCGGCGGTCGTTCCTGCTGACCACCTCCTGATAGATGTAAGGGTCCTCATAGATTCGCTTGGCGACATTGGTGTAGACGCCCAAAACGAATACGTCGTTGGTGGGAATCTTCAGCGACACCTTGCGGGAATCCTTGGAGAGCCTGACCGACGAAATGATCTTGACCGTAGCCACGAAGCACGCCGCCGTCATCTCGTCCAGACATCCACCACACCTGTCCACACACTTTCCCACCTCGCTATCGATCTGATAGTTGTTCCACTGAGGGATCTTGGCGAGTTTCTCTTGAAACGCCTTGAGCGTGTTGCGTCCCTGAGTCTCCACCTTGGATTCTGCGTAGAGCGAGTCCATGCAGTCCAGTGCACTTGGCAAAATGGTGGACGAAAGTTGATTCAAAAGTTCCTTCTTGGCTTCCACAAGAACATTAAGGTTATTGTCCATAGTTACTGATAAAACGTATTTAATTCAGCGATATTTGTCCGCGGCTTTTTTGAGGTTTGCCAGGGATGCAAACTCGTTCTCAGGTTCTTTGGGTTTGGACCTGGCTTTCTTTTTGGACGTCTTGGGATACCACGAAACAAACAATTGTCCATTTTCATACAACTGGGTGAAGAACCCGCCGTTGATGAACTGGCGCTCGACGTACTGGGCTGCCTTGTCCAGGTCGAATGAAGGAAATCCTATAAGGAACGAAGGCACCTGCACCCAGGTTTCGTGCAGTCCCAAATCGGCGACTTGCCTCACCTTGGTGCTGGCGCGTTCGTATAGCTCCGTATAGAGTTTCTTTTTTAGCTCTCGCTTTCTGTGGTCGATCTGTTGTACCTCGTCCACTCTCAGAGGCATTGTCTACTAGTTCTAGAGTTTTTCCTATCGCAAATAAGGCGTAACCGGGGGATTGAATTGACCCACGTCCGCCGTGGCGGTTGCCTCATAGGTCTGGAAGTCCTCGCCCCACTTGTCCTTGATCGCCTTCTCGGCAAGTACCAGGGCGCTCTTCTCGGGCACGTTGGCGTTGGCAATAGTGTCATAGGGCATCCATTCACCCACCTGAAGTTGATTCTGGAAAGCTTTGATCTTATCGCCATCTTTCAAGGGCTGACTAGTTATTCCCTGAATCTTGATGCCAGTCTCGTCGCCCATGGCAATCACGTCCACCTCGGTGCCGTAGAAACGCTCGGTCTCAAGGAGCAGGAAGCGACAGCGGTAGGTCGCCGGGACATTGTCTGGGACCGTGGCGTAGTCCTGGTCGCGCTTGAGCGTATCGAGGTAACTTATAAGGGCAGTCCGAGCCAAGCGTTCCTGTTCGGTGCCGTTGCCGTCCCTGGTGAGCACGGCGTCCTTGTCGCGCGCCTGAAGGAACTTGACATAGGCATCGTAGACGTCAGGGCGCTTCTGTTTGAGTTCCTTAATCTTGTCAGGGGAATCAAACACCTGGATGAACACGGTCTCGATCGGGAACATCTTGAGACCATTCTTGTCATATATCTCCTGCACCGTGGCATCCAAAATCTTCTTGATCATCAGTGCCTTGACCGCCACGTCCTCCACTGGGTTTCCAGTGATTTCAAGGTCGCCGTCGGTGATCACTCCCGACACGGCGGGGCGAAAACCAGCAAACCCGCGATCCCACCTGAGTCCCTCGCGGTTCTTCATGACGTACAACACGATCGCGACCGCCAGTGCGATGAAAAATATAGTCTGCATACGCATCTTATATTATGGTGCGAAATTATATCCCCTGATAAATTCACCGCCGCTTGTAAGGAAGCATGTTTGCTATCATGTTATATAGTCCTAGGTGTCAACACTGCCTTGAGATATTCAAACTTTTGGATCAGTGTCCCGTGAAGGATCAAATCAAGAATCAAAACATCCACGAAGAACCTATTCCAGAAGATTACCGCAAGGTGCTGACCCACGTCCCAGCGCTGATCACCAAGGACGGGAGACCTTTGATGGGACCGGAGGTCAAACAGTGGGTTCTCTCGATGATGCCAACCGAAGTGGAATCCTTTGACCATTCAGCCTTTGCTTCATTTGACGGAAACCCCAATTCGGCACCTGGTCTTTTCGATTTGGAATCCTATGGGACTCCCTTGGCACCCCCGATGACCCCAGAGTTGGAAGCCAAGATAAACAAGAAAACCACCAATTGAACAAATGATCTCCACCCCTGAAGAAGTTCCAAAGTCACTTGGAAATGTATATTCTTACAAACAAGGCTACTCGTCGTGGAAAGAGTTTATTGCCGATCGTGGAGAAGAAGGATTCAAACAATTTCTCAAAGACCTTTATGATCGTGACTACTTAAAGAAAACACGCACTCAATCTAGTAAATGTTCTTGAAGACGATTCAAGCATCAGCATTTAAAAACATCTTTGAGGTCTTGAAGGACATCCTCAACGATGTTAATGTATCTTTTAGCAAAAAGGGGATTCACATGCTAACCCTTGACAATGCTCGCACCGCGATGGTGGAACTCTTTTTAGATTCCAGTCAATTTGAAGAATATTTATGTGAACATGAAATTATTGTTGGGATTAATACTACCAACGTATTCAGAGTTTTGAAGTCGGTCACGACCAACGATGTATTGATAATGAAAATCGAAGAGAATCATGTGCTTAATATTTCCATTGAGAACAGTGGAAAGAAGAGTCGAAGTCACTTCAATTTACGCCTTCTGGATATCAATGATGAAATGTTCGATGCTCCCAACCTTCCCGTGATCAGTATCACAACCTTCCAGACCGTGGACTTTCAGAGACTCTGTAGGGATATTTCACATATTGGTTCTGAACTGACCATCGAGCGTTCCTACAAAAAGGTTGGATTCAGGTGCACAGGAGACTTTGCAGAGCAGTACACCGAATATGATATAGATTCGGACACCACTAAGTTCGAGTCCATGAAAGATACATTTTCTTTGAAGTACCTCAATTTGTTCACCAAGGCTACTTCAATGTGTTCGAATATGAAACTTCTCCACCACGGAGAGGAGATGCCTCTCGTCCTGGAGTACAAGGTTACTTCTCTGGGTGAACTCAGGTTCTACCTGGCACCAAAGTCTGAGGAGTAAGTTCTTCGTCCTTCTTGATGATAATCTTCTTACCAAACATATAGACGTGCCACTCATCCGGCACCTCCTCGTTCGCGTCAAATAGATCCTTCATGCGGATGTCTTTGACGTTGTGAAAGTCCGACCTCGGTCCGGCGTAGCGAAGAAAACGAGCGGTATCCCACATGATCACCTCACCATCTTCCATGACAGCCTCGACCTTTTGAATCATGATAGGTCCCTTCATCCTGGGTTCATCCTCATCTTCGGTGACATCATCAACCCTACGCATGGGATCCCTGGTCACCATGGAATAGGGTGCGTCACGAAATGTATACTCTTGCTCATAGCGAATGTTCTCGATGCAGTCGGGCTTCTTTCTACGAAGGACGTAAATAGCATCTCTGAAGTCAGGGTAGTAACACATGGTGTAGGTCTCACCAGACTTCATAAGGGGCCAGCCATCCATGACCCTCTTCCAGTCGGGTGAAGGGAACATACAATCACGCTTTGTATTGATATCATATATCATTTTCAAAGGCATCGTGAGACGGTAATGGTCCTCATTGTACCACCACCCAGCCAGCTTGATGAGTAAATTATACATTTAAAGTTATAGTGACATTTTTCTTTAAATGAGTTTACTCGAGAGGTATCACGCCAAGCTAAAGGAATATGAGAATGATCCCTCGACACTTCATGACTATATCACTATGGCAGCGCCCTTCATACACAGATATCACGAGGAAAATTGTAGACGCGATATATTTTTGGAGTACATGCGCGTCGTGGAAAAAGACATCACGACGGTGACTGATAATGATTTTATTGACAACAATGCTATTCAGGTGGATAATTGTAAAAAGTGCAACTCCACAAATGTTTACGAAAATGATATTGATGGTGAAATCGTGTGTCAGGACTGCGGTGCATGCGAAAAATATATAGCCACCAGATTGTCTTATCAGGATGAACAAGACATTTCAAAGAATACTCAGTACTCATACAAAAGACAAAACCACTTCAACGAGTGGGTTCAACAATTTCAGGGGAAGGAGACAGCAAATATTCCAGATGATTTGATAGAACAATTGCGTTACGAATTAAAGAAGCAACGGGTCGAGCAGGTTTCCAAGATCACCCACGCCAAGGTGAGGGGTCTCCTGAAAAAGTTGCGTCAGAATAAATACTACGAACACATTCCTTACATTGCCAACATTCTTACCGGAGTGAGGCCCCCCGAGATGCCAGCCGCCCTAGAGGAACGCCTTAGACTCATGTTCAATGAAATACAGGAACCCTTTGATCATGTCTGTCCCAAGGACCGAAAGAACTTTCTGAGTTACCCCTACGTGCTTTACAAATTCTGCGAGTTGCTCGGTGAAGATCAATATCTTCCTTATTTTCCTCTTTTGAAGTCCAAAGAGAAACTCACTCAACAGGATGTCATCTGGAAGGACATGTGCAAAATACTCAAGTGGGAATTTATTCAAACCGTATAATAAGTAAGGATGTCGTCCTACATGAGACTGAATGACGGGATTTCCCTCAATAAGATCAACCCTTATGCCGACCCCATGGAATTCACCCCTGGCGTCCCTCTGGGTGGTGCCTACAAGACGGTCTACGCGCCGTCCAGTGAACCCCAGGTGGCACTCGTGAACTCGGTTCGTCCCACAGGAGATGCGCTTGGGGGACCTCTCGAGACCCAGATGGCAGAGCCGAGTCCTGGTTGCGAGAAGACCATCGCCGCGGGGTGGAGGACCCCTTACTACTGCACGCCTGGCTCCCAGGACTATCCTCTCAACCGGAAGCCCGTGCCAGAGCGCATCTATTCACTGCCTCCCTGGGCCATGACACCCAAGGTCAAAGACGATTCGATCCTTGTAAAAAATGAGGGCATGACAGGAAGCATGGATATCGCCAACCTTGCGGGCAGTGCCGCCGCTACTATACTCATAGCCCTGAGTATTATGACGCTCATCAAATTTTTGTAATTTTGTCGCCCTCGATTTTAGGATTTCGTTTTTCTATTGTATCCCTCTCGGACTGAATTTTATTCAGGATACCTGCACACTCGTGAAACTCCAGTTGGATACAAGAGGTACACAGAGACGTGTGATCACAGTAAGCACATGGAACGCAGATCATATTCTTCTTCTTACAGTGACCACATCTCATATTAAAGAAGTGGCGAGTCTTACTTTTAAATATGGAAGCCAGAAACTTTCGAACCTTTCTTGGAAACATCATCAAGGCGCATGATGCGATCCAGGGATCCAAGCCCACAATGCCCAGAGTGTCCACGATGACTGTCATGGGAGGCAGAGACGGCATCACGACCCCTCTCGCGACTTTCAAAGAGAAGTTCGTCGACGGAACCGGTGGTTGGAACATGGGCACTACACACTTTAACAACTCACTGACGCTATCAAAGGATGTCGGTGAAACCAAAAAGCGCTCGGTCAAGTTGTTTCCCAACGGGAAGATTCATGTGACAGGATCATCTACACCCATGGAAGGACTGGACATCATCCAGGAGATTCAAAAAATAGTAGATGAGGTCTTTCCTGAGACCACCAACAGTCCCGTGTCACCCATGGAAACACAGATGATCAATGCAACGTTCCGTCTTCCTCACGGCATCGATCAGATGGCTTTACTGGATCTTTACAAGAAGCACAAAAACTT